GCTTTACATATATAATTTCTATATTTTCTTTACTACAACCAAAAGCTGGTATTCTAGTTGTGTGACCTACGTTTTTAACCTTGCTCCAATCATCAGCGTAATAGTATGCTTCAATTTCGCCTTTTTCATTGCATTTTTCAGCTCTTAAATTTTCAACAGGTATATGCTCAACTTGTGCAATAGTTTTTCGGTCTTTACTGTAAATGACTTGCATAGAACATTGACCCATTAATTTAAGGTCATAGCATAATTTACGTACCATATCTTTATGAAACAAAGAAATCATTTTAGCGTATTGTTCTGGCTTTTTATTTGAATTTAAAGCATCTAGTCCACGTCCGTAAATCATCTCACTAATACCGTTTATAATAGCGTTATTTGTTGGACTACCATTGTAACGGTCAATTAAATACTTAAAGTAATTATTATTTTCACCATAAGAAACCCACTCTTTGTTTGATTTCTCAACAATTTCTGGTGTTGTGTAAGTACTTAAATTTACTATTCTTAAATCGTTCATAGTTATATTATTATAAATTCGTTGTCCGAACTTTCTTCACTTATATATTGGTCTTTATTAACGCTGTAATATTCGTCATTACTTTGGTTAATTGCTTGGTCTGTGCAAAAAATCTTATCTTTATAAATTATGTTATTTAAATAACTAACTTCTAAAATATAAAAATCGCTTTCAGTTAAAGTACCAAAAACTGCATCAAAAGAAATATAATTACCGTCAATTACTGAAGTAGCATTAACTGTAATACTTTTATTTGTACTTTCGCTTGTTAGTTTCAAGTTCAAAGTGCCAACCGTAAATTCTCTAGGAATTATTTTAAAGGTTTTGTTTCCGCTTGTGGTTATTAACTTCATATTAATATATAAATAAAAAACAAATATTTTGTATTGTGTAGGTATAAAAAAAGGGTTACCCGTTAAGATAACCCTAATTTACAAGTAAAATTACTAATTATGCTGTTGGGTCAATTTGAACCGCTGAAGCATCATCAGTGATAACAGTTGAAGTTACAAAGTAAGGTGGTGCAGTTTCTTGCGCATTTACCGTTAATGTGTAACCTGTTAAATCTCCCATTGCAGCACCTGTAACGATAGTTCCACCGTTTACATCGCCGCCATTTTCAAGTCCTACTAAAAAGAAGTTTCCGTTATAATCTTCAACCGCAACGTGTGGACGTGCGTGTGCGATTAATTTAAGTTCTTCTTGTGTAGCTTTGTCTTGAAAAGTCAAAGTCATATTTAGTGTAGTATCATAGAAAGTTGTTCCGTTTTCTCTACTGCTTGTGATAGCAGTTTCCATTGAACTATTTCCTTTTACGTCAAACTGAAACCATTCTGGCGTTCCAGAAACACCTGTAATTTCACCAGCTACGATTGTTGCATCCCCTAAAGTTCCGTAATCAGCAAAATAGATAGTTTTAATTCCACCTACTGCCGATTTACAAGGTACTTTACGTCCGCTAGTTATTGAGCATCCCATATTTTTAAAGTTTTTTAAATAAAAAAGGGTAGGCAATTTTACCCACCCTTTTAAATTTGATTAGTTAATTATTATACAGTTTTTCTGTAAACGATATCCGTTACTTGTGCATACTGAACACCAGCAGTAAATCTCATTACTACACGAACATTTTGAGAGCCGTCATTCTCTGCCATATCAATTACTCGTACTTCGTTCAAGTCATTTAATAGACCAGTTCCAAAGAATAAGTTTGATTTTTCAGCAGCAATAATAGTACCGTCAGCAGCACCTCTTGCTGGTACAACAGGAATTCCGTCAAAGAATAAAGAACCTAATGCTTGGTTGTTTCCTTTGTTTTCGTAACCGTTAGCACCCTCGCCACCAGATTGGAAACCTCCTAAAGCTCTTGTGTAAGCACGAATTACATCAGATGCAGCATAGATATATAAATCTTCTGACCCATATACAGCAGTAGGAATAGCGTCTGCCACAGCTCCTAGCTCAGTTAAAACATTTGCCGATGTAATTGCAGCACCTGTTAAATCTTGTCCAGCTGGTAAATTAGCATCAGCATCTAATAAAGTTGCAAATCCGTCAAACTGTCCGCTAGTTGCAGTTGAACCAGACCAGATATTTTTTTCTGTACGGTCAGCTACTTTTGCAGCAACGTGAGCCAATACGAAATCAGCAAAGTTTGGAGCTAAGTTGTCAAATGCAGAATAACCCATTTGTTCAGCTTCCCACGAAGAATGTAAGGTTTTCTTACAAATGTCAAGGTTTACTTGAAATTCCTCTGGTTGTAGGATAGCTTCTGTTAAAGTTAGCGTTCCAGCATCTGTTTGGAAATCACAAGTAGCGTCTTTAACGATATCGTCAGTAGATGCTTTTTGGATTACAGATTTGAATTTTACGTTTGGCATAACGGTAATTAAACCCTTATCCAAAGTGTCCGCCGACAATAAAGCTGCGGCTACATATTTTCCTGAGAATTCCCCAGAATAGCTTGTTGTTAATGATACACTCATTTTATTTAGTTTTTAGTTGTTATTAATTATTTAGTCTTGACATTACTCGGTCAATAGTAGTGCTTTTTCTGTTTTTAGAAACACTAAATTTCGAGATAGTTTTGTTTACTTCTGGATTTGATACAATAGGCTCGGCACTTGGCTCATTTAATTCAGCTTGTACTTCAACAGGAATTTCGTTTAGCTCCACTTTTTCGTGTTTAGCTAATTCTTCTGTTAATAGATTGCCTAAGTCATCAGAACTTAAATCCTCTTTTGGTTCTAGCATTGCTTTGATTTCTTCAATCATTGATTTAACCTCTGCTAGTTCTTCTTTAGTAGCATAACCCATCTCTTCCTCTTCTTTTGCTTCAACCTCTTCAACCTCTTCAGTTTCCTCTTCAGCTTCAGCATCTTTAATTTCAGCAATAATACCCTCTTCGGATACTACTAATATTTTACCGTCCTCTAATGCGTACTCACCAACAGGCAAAGCAACTTTTTCATCTTCTGTAACGATAAAAACTTCGTTTCCACTTTCAAACGCATCAGCCTCAATGACTGTACCGTTGTCTAGTTTAGCTTGTTCTAACTTAACTTCTTCGTTAAGGTTTAGAACGTCTTTGATTTTTTCTATCACGTTGTTTGATTTCATACTTATATATAATTTAGATTAATTTATTTTGTATTTTCGTTATGCTTTTTTCTGTAATATAAACCACTCTACGCCGTCACTCCATACCGTAATGCCTTCATAATCTTTATTTATTCTATATGCGTTTGAACTTCCGTCTAGCGTTTGCCCAGATGCTGGAGTTATGTCTGCGTGGTCTTGACTGTTAAAAGAACTGTCAGATATAAACCTTATTTTTCTATGAATATGAGCAACTGCGTCTGGTAATGTGTAAACCGCCGTACCATTGCCACCAGTCCACGATAGCTTAAACATAAAAGTATCGTCATATATAGAAGCGTTTAAATCTACATCAACCCCAGCCTCTGCCGTTATATCAGTAGAAACAAAGTAATTCTTGAATTTAGATGCCGTTGTCTGTTTAGTTAAACCACCTTGTACTAAAGGAATTAACTCACTGCCTTGTAATTCCGTTGCTATTGGTAATGCACTTATTTTTGAGTTTGCCATAATATATTATTTTCCTTGTCCTTTATATTTTTTTTTATAATTCTTGCTATTTTTAGATAAACTTGTTTTGCTCTTAGCGTGAATTCCTTTGCGTTTCTTTTTTGGCTTTTCTATTTTAACAGTTAATTGTTGTTTAGCCATTATTTCTCTATTTTAAAATTATTTTCTTGAAGCAAAAAATCTCCGTTTTCTAAAAGTATAAAGTTTTCGTTTTTAGACATTTCACCAATACCTTGTGCTATAATATCACCATTACAACACTTAATAGAATAAGCATCTCTATCTCTGCATAAACAACCCCTACGACCGTTTCGTGGACTTGTTTTACTTGGCGTAAAATACTTCGACCACTTAATCATTTTCTAACTGTTTAAGTTTAGCTTCTGCCCACGTTTTAGCCGATTTACCACCCCATAATAAAAAAGATATAGTTCCACAAGCTTCCTTATCTTCTGGCTTGTAATACGCTTCTGCCCTTGACAAATAAGAGTACATTCTTTTTATAGTTTCTTTGCTTATTGGTTTCCCTTGTGCTAATTGCTGCGCTCTAATTTTACCTACTTGTGTAGCACACTTATTGTTAACCGCTTCGTTTAATTCCAAACCTCTTTTAGCGTTGTTACTTACTGAACTTGGATAATCAGAATAACTCTCTAAAACCATTTTCTTACCGCCCTTAACACGCTTATCGTTTTTAATAATAGCTTTTATTTCGGCTAATAAATATTCAGCTTCTTGCTCTTCTATTTGTGCTAGTTCGTCTTTTATTGTTTGGTCGTTTGGGCGTTCCATTTTATCAGCGAAATATCCTTCAATACTGAAACCTTTTACTTTGCCAGTCTTAACAAACTCGTTCCATATTTGGTCATTGTTTACTTTAACGCTACCAACCCACGAACCTAAAGGCAAATCCATTCCGTACTTAACGCTCTTATCGTGTACCTTATCCTCAACAATCCAACTTTCAACTAAACTTAAACCCTCCAATTGGTGCTGGTGTTCTAGTGTTGAGTTGTTTTGTTTACTATTCATTAAATACATTTGAGAGGCTTTTAAGACAGTATCTTTTGAAAAATATATGTAGTATTCATCTTCGCCATTGCGTCTATAAATTGGCTTGTTAGGTATTAACAAAGCACCCATTAATATCCTACGTTCTCCGTCTATTTCCGCAAGTTTAAATTCTTGGCTTTTTAACGCCACAAAATCTTCTTCAATAGCTGGGTTTTCAACTACGCTTATAGCTTCAATCCCTAGTTCGCTTTCTTCGTCTAATATTAATTCGACTATTCTCATAATAATATATAATTAAATTTATTTATTTTTGTTTTTTAAATTGTAGCGCCCTCAACAATATTATTTTCTAAACTTTGTGCAGTAGTGACGTCATTCGATACTACATAAGCTTGTACTGGTTCGTTTGTTTGTTCCGCTACCGTATCAGCTAAAACGCTTGTTTCACTTGCCCCAACTACATTAAAACTTGGGGGAGCTGGAGCAGCACC